TGACATGGATTCTTTAATATATTACCAATGACTACAGGTAGCATTTGTTCAAACATCGTATTTAAAATAATGCTCCATTCTTCTCTAGTCAGGTCAGGGTCACCTAGTGGACTACCAAAAGGTTTCCTCAAACAATCCAGTCCCTGCGACACATCGGGGCATGGAGATTCGCCGGGTATATACTCATTATCGGTGCTTCCACGCCAATTGTCTGGAATGAATTTTTGATATCCGCAGAACTGACAGGAACCTGCACTCCGGTCGTTACCAAATTCCCACATCCATCGCCGGATTATAGACGAAAGATTGACATCACTGCCCAAGCCTAACTTGTCCGCTAATCGTATTACTTTCTCTAGACAATTCTGTAACTCAAAAAGGAGCCCCTGAAGTACAGTAGGATCGTCGTAGTAATCAAAGACTCTAGGTGTTTGACAAGGACCACCGGGGCCACAATCGGTATAGTAAAATTGATCAAAACATTTCTCCATAAGACATTTTATTATTTGTAATCTATATTCTAGTGTTTTTATTCTTCTTCGGAGCACTTCGGAGCAATATCGTAAAACTGAGTTTGTTGAATTATTCGGTAATGAAAGATCCTCTGCGGATTCTGCGGAAGTATACTCAACTAAAGAAGCATCAGATGCTCGTCTATAAACAACTGAAGCACCCTCACCCCTCTTATAAAGATCTTCAAATTGTTTAAGAATAGCATTCCAACGCCCTACATTTCCACCAATACCATTTTTATTTACAGAAGCATCTCTATGACATTTAATCCAATCAATCAAAATTTTGATATGTGCTCTTGGATGTGTAATTCTATTGATACAATCATCAAAATCTGTAAATAATTCAATTCCATTTACAGTAGGAGGATTAAACCCACAGGCTCCTGCTATTTTTTGGTCCCTCCGATTAAAAGGCCACGAATTAATCCCTGAAGGTAAAACAGTATTATATTGAGTATACAATTCTTCTGCCTTATTAAGAGAATCGCATGCAATACTTCTTTTTGCCCTAGCATTCCAAATATCAGTTGAAATATATCCTATTGCATTAATACTGTCAATTATATTTGAATCCAGTAAATCTATTGCCTCTGGTAGAGTTGGAATTGGTTTATTAGGTGCTTTAAATTCTTCTGTTGCAACTTTAAGAGCGTCTGTTTGTGAAGAAAGTATATCACCACCAAAACATAAATTATCATTGCTACGAGCAATTGCATTTGTTAATGCATTGTAAGCATATCTGTCTATAATATTACCTTCGTTGTAAATGTGCTTCCACAATTTTTCAATTGAGTTATAGCAAGTTTCGCTACATGGAGTTTCACACTTATCAACAAAATCATAAAATAAACTTGTCTTTAAATGCTTCAGAGAGGATCTTTCAAGTAATTCTTGGCACAATTTAAAAACATCCTCACAACAGACTTTTTTGTTGTTTTCCGTATCCAAATTCAAAAGCCGTTGTTGGAGCGGCTCAGTGGGACAATGATTAAATACATTATTAGGATCTGTTGGTGATTCAGCACATTTGCATCCCATAGGTGCCCAATCGGGCAATAAATCACTTCCACCATCGGGATTTTGTGAGTTGTCTGGTTCTGTTAAATGCCGATAGGGGTCAAATTCTTCCCAAATTTGCTGTCCGTCAATAGGACTAGGTTCTTTACACATACACTTATATGCGTAGGGCACTGGTGGATCTGAAGCGGTGCCATTGGGATTACTCCAAATTGGAACTTTTAAACACCTTCTCGTTAAATCTTGATTTTGATCAGGCCAAAACCATAGATGTGGCGGAAAATTACATGTGCCGGGTGGGGCAATGTTCTCTAGTCTGCTTGGTTCGTTGGGCGAGGGTATAAATGGTTCACCAGTCGCAGGATCTGTGACTTCACAATTCTGTGCGGGGTCATATAAAAGAACACCACCCCTTGCACAAGAAACTCCCAAACGATTGGGATATTTTTCTAAAAATTTTCTTCCAAATTTTGGATTTAATATAGGAAGCGTTTTTCCTAGTAGCCTTCTAGTTTTATACACCTTCCACCAATCTTCTGAAAACGGTATAACAAAAGGCCCAAAAATAGGCTCGTCAAGAGGACCATTTAAAGCATAACAATAAGTATAATCACAAATTGACATCTCGGGTGGGGGAAGATAAGGGACTCTCCCCTCCCTCATATCATCTGGATGCACAGGAACATTTTCTCCCTCACATTTTGGAACTCTATCTGCGGGAGGTGTATCCCACCACTCCTTAAGTTTTTTGTAAGTGTCGTTGTAGCGTTTAGTGGTGCTATCTGGTGGAACAGAACCATCGGGATTGGTGGGTGGGTTAAACTCATCCACCCAATATTGCCACAAACTATCGCATGCTCTTTTTAATGCAGTATATGCCTGAAGAACTTGTTGTATTTGTGTGCAAATTGGAAGAGTAGGAGTTTCGTTGCATCCTTCATCAGCAAGTTGCTGTATAAGTGTATTAATGATTCCTTCTACTTGTTGAAGATAATCACAGGAATTTATATTCAGTTCCGGAAAGCCAGGGGGTCGGACAGAGTTTAAAGCGTTATTGAAAGTACAACACCGTTCAATTAAATCTCTTAGTAATGGTGAACTCAGAGGGTCATAAAAGAGGGGAGGAACAAAAGGGGCTGTTGTGGGGGGGAATCGACCTGGAGCAGGAATTACTTCAGGATTTACTGCAATAAGTTCAATAACTTCAAGATTAGGATCTAATGTATCAATTTCGATGGTGCGATACGGAATATATGATCCTTCAGACATTTCCCCGCCAAATGGGTTCAGATCACCTAGAGATACATTTTCTATTGCGGTTATGAGATTAGGATTTAAAGAATTAGGTAAATTATCCCTATAATATCTTGTTGCTAATAATTGCGTTACAAGATCTAAAGCATTTTGATTTAAAACTCTATCGCCGCTATTATAGATGTGTGTCCATAAATCAATAATTTCATTGACGCACTTTCGGCCACAAGGATCATCTCCACATTCTCGTGAAAGAGTATTTGAAAATTCTGGATCTAATTTTCCAGTAAGATAATTTAATGCTGTCCTACAGCCTTGAGTTTTATAGTCTAAACCTGTGGGTATTTCAGTTCGGTTTATAGGTAAATAACTATCTTTTGGATTTCCCTGAAATGACATACTAATCCTCTTTCTTCGGAGTTGCCTTATTATGTATGATACGATAAATTCTCACATTTATTGTATTTTAAAATACCTTATTTTAAAATCACATATCATCGAAAGGATTACTTTCATCAAAATTAAGAATACTATTGGCTTCTGATTGAATTTGTAGATTGTTTGCAATGTCTAATATACCTAATCTTTCTCTACTTGTAATTGGAGATATTTTTGCATATATGGAGTTATCAGATTTTGTTAGATAGGATGGTGTTTGATTTGAGCCAAACAACCACTTACCAGAAACATCGGTAACAGAAAGTTTGTTCGGAGAGCGGTTATTGTCGATTGCTTGAATTTTCGCCCGTGCAGTTTCCCCCGAAGTTCCTCCTGTAGTCGAGCCGTTCTGGAACTGATATACAAAGTCGCCTTTTCTGAAAGATCCTGTTCCATAGGTGGTCTCCAATCCTATGTCTAATTTGTATCCGGTCTCTTCATTAATTACATCTATTTGTTCCACACCAGTATTAAATTCTTCTTCGCTATATTGGAACAATTCACAAGTTAATTGATACGAAAACAGTTTTCCAAGTTGATAAAATGGATTTTCATGCTCCACAAATTTTATCTCAAACAACCCACGATTCAATGGAAGAAATAGCAAATCTCCTTCTAATGGTCTACCTTTACCGGTTTCTCTAATAAATCTTTTCTTGGAAACTGTAAATTTTACGCTATCTCTAATCTCAAATCCAAATTTTGTAAATGTATCTCCACCCTCAAAAGCCTGAGTGGTATCCATATACATCTCTATCATTGAGAATGAATTGAATCTTGAATACTTAGACTCGCCAAAAATATCGTCTCTAACAACCAATTCCCTTGGAATGTAGTACATCTCCAATCCGTGAATTTTTATCGCCTCAACAGTTAAATCCTCAACCAAATTTTGCTCTGGTTTATAGGTGTGATTATGGAGTCTAATGTATGGATTTAATGTCATTGATTATCCCATCATAAAGTCTACTGGCAATTCATACTTAGAAACAATGTCTTTCTCAAGTGCTTCTATTTCTGTATTTGCTTCTTGAACAATTTCTGTTCCTCTAAGTGTAATATCACCGGGCAACTTTACTCCGCTATATTTACTAAGATTGACTCCCCATTGTTTCTTTAAAAGAGCAGTAGCATATCTTTTCAATAATCTATCTTCATAAACTTCAGGATAAAGTCTAGGATCCAAAATCCTGTAGCATTCTATGATCAGATACATTCCAGGAGTAACATTTTGCGACCAATTCATGTCTATGTACAATTTATTTTGCACTCTACTAAATCTTACACTTTTATCCGGAGACAAATACTGTCGAAGCATGGACAGGTACTGCTGTGTTAAATCATATTGAACTAAATCTATTGTTCCAAATGTATACAAATCATTTAGAGCATACTGATATCTAATATCAAACATTCCAACTGATTGTTGTGTAAATGGAAAAACTCTAACCACGCTTGTGATTATATTTTCCAATAAAACATCATCTTCATTTGTGGCGGGGTCTACTGTGTTGATTGCGTCATCATCTGAAAATCCGCCACCAAGAGATTTTCTATTCGTGGACTTCATTTCGATGTAGCCACGATCAATATCAATTTGATTAATTTGATACTTTAAATAAACCTTTTCAACACCGTCAAAATGATACTCAGAGAAAAATCGTAAAGCATCATCTAAACGATCTTCAATCTGCTCTTCCGCCAGATTTATTTCGATTACGGGTGCGCCGAGTAACCTTAGGCAATACTCCTTCAGTTTCTCCCGAGAGTTTACTATTGGCATCAGAATTCTCCTTCACAGGGTATTTATTCTTTACCAAAATCCTCTTCTCCTGAATTTCTTTTATTTTAGATTCAGTATGACTTTTCTTTTCAACTAAATGCTCCCAAAGAGCAACAATAAGTTCCGAGATATTTGGGAACTCATTTTCTCTGCAAAATTTAGGATCTTTGATCGAATCAACCTCAAGATTTATTTCAGAGTCTTCTTTAGATATCAAAGACATCAAAATATCAAAATCTTTCTTCCTCTGAATATACCTATCACCATCTGACCACGGTCCACTAATATTTGTTATCTTTCCCTTTGTTCGAACCATCAATTGAACACCATCATAAATTAAAACCTCAAGTCCATTTTGAGGATTATAATTTGGTTCAAGAACCTTAAAAGTCTCTATTGGTATTTTAAGATCATCGATATAAACTGTATTTCCTATTTGTTTAAATGTTGACATGTTAAATCAAGGTAGTGTTGTGTTGTATTGTGTTTTATCTACAATTAATAAATTAGGCTGATTTATTTGCTTTGGGTTTTTAAATTTCACATCAGAATCTTTATAAATTGCAGATCTTTTTAGAATGATATTATCAGCGTTTGTATTAATATCTTTACTAATAAGAGAAACATCCGTTGATGCTAAACCCAAAATTGGAACATCACCCTTATTGTTTGTATTTGAATCTATAAATGTCAAATTACTATTCATTACGAACATCGAATAATTATTTGATGGTAGTGAATTTATTGAAGCCGATGCTCCAATTGGAATGTATTCCCCACCCATAAATCTTATTGGGTGATCACTAACCAAAGATCCAACAATAACAGATGGAGAATTAAGTGCAACTAAAGATGGACTGCCCCGAACAATCGCCGCTGTGTCAAACAAATCATCGACTCTAATTCTTGAACCACTGGACACAATAGCATGACCATTTCTAGAGAGAATAGTTTTGCTCTTTATTTCCGCATCGGAGTTGACAAGGCTAACACCAAATTCATTTCGATTAATTTTCGCTCCCTTAATTTTAACTTTAGAGTTATCAGCAGCAATAGCATTATAGTTTGCCCCGAAAATTCCGCCGTCAACAACTAATCTCCCACCATAACTATGAATTCCACAGGGGAATCCATATATTGCACTGTTGTACATATAAACATCGCCCATGGATTGTACACCAACACAATTACTTGAAACTCTAGGCTCTGCTGCTGTAGTTATTCCACTAGAAGCAGTCGAATCCATAACAATCACAATCGGATTCAAATTATATGCTCTTGCACCACCTCCGATATGTACTTGTGTTCCTTGATCAGCGACAATAAATCCATTCGGATTTCTAACTCTAAATATTGTTGTGTAAATTGTCATTGCAGACAATCCAACTGATGATCCAGAGAATGTTGCTCCATAAGGAATACCACTCGGAACTCCTGCTGTGGCGGTAATCTGAACATTTGGAATTTCTAGAATAAAACTTGCAGGACCAGACCAACCATTTGAGATGCATGGGTATACACCAATCATTGATGTCAGGAAACCAAATGTTCCTCCAGATGCACCCGAATGTCCACCAACAAATGGATTCCCCCCTGAATAACCAAGTGGAACAGTGTTTGTAAACGACAATTGTTCTGCACCAATTCCTGCAAAATTTCCAGTTTTAACTATCGGTTCAATGTATCCAGTTTCACTTCCAAGACACTTAAGTAAAAACCTATTTGATGCAGTTACACCTAAATCATATGCTGGCGCAACTTGAACAGTCGATATAGGTACATTCTGTATAGATCCATTTGCACCACCTATAGCAATTTTTTTATTACCCCGTATTGAGAATGCTCTATCAAGTACATATTCTCCAGGAGAAAATATAAAGTTTGTTTGTTCATCGATAGAATACTGTTTCTCAGACACATATAAAGTATAAGTTTCTTTAATATCTCTTGATTTAAATTCTGACGGTTGTAAAAACGAAGATCTGTAATTTGTTCTCAACTCTCCGAAATATGTTGGATCTTTAGGGTTAAAATCATTAATATGGGCAACATCATTTAAAAAGTTAGCAAACAAAGTGTTATTATTTTTAACAACAGATTTAAAATATGAGAAGTCAGTTGGTTGAGTCAGCCTTGTGGAGAGATAATTGTTTGTAATCCAAGTTGTGGGTGCAATACTACCATCGTAAATTGTTTTATCGCCAATGTAAAGATTGGTCTCTTCAGATTGAAAATTTGAAACACATGTGCAAGGCTTTCCTGGTTCTCCTGCTTGTCCTGCTGGTCCCTGTTGTCCATCTGGTCCTGCTGGTCCTGCTGGTCCTTCTGGTCCCGCTTGTCCATTATTACCAGTATTTCCAGTATTTCCTTGCAATCCCTGTGGTCCGATTGGACCAGTCGGTCCGGGTAGACACTCGTCTATCAAAACTCCTTCTGCATTTTTCCATCTAACAATCCAATTACAGGAAACATAAGGATTCATCAATTGAAAAGATAGATTATTTCCTGTGTTTTCTGTAACTGCATTGTTAGAAAACCATCCGTTGGCTTGAGCCGGTGATGTTCCATTATTAAGATAATAAGAACCGCTTGATGCTGGTGAATTTCTAACTTTGATTTCGTGGCTATGTGCTGGAAGTTCATCTACAGTTAACAAATGAGATTGTGATCCAGCAAAATCCCCTCTACCATAGTTAGTAGATGTTAATCCCGTGCTTGAACCAACTCCAAAAATTGTTCTTGCTCGTAAATCGGGCAAGAAGAAAAAATCACTTGTCACACCATTAACTTCATCATGTGCAAGAGACTGAACTGTAAAAACAGATGCCACCCCTCCCGATACACCAGTGAAAAAATTACTATGTGGTACGGTATTCAAATATGGGTGATCACAAATAAATCTGAAAGTTGCTGTTTTATTAGCAGAATTCACTCCTGAAACATTAACGACGGCAACTTCAGTATCATCATTCCAAAGAAGTTTATAGTATGTGTTTGTAATTAAGTTATGAACACTACTACTTCCAACTCCCGAAGCAGGAGCACCTGTCAATGATCCTGGAAATAAAATTGTAATATCTGATCCAAAAGACATACCAACATCTTGCACATATTGCTCTATTCCATTGATCCTAAATGCATCACCCAATCTTGCATATAAAGCCGGATGATTCTCCTTTGAAATTGCATCCCCGACACAGAGATACCAATTCTGCGGAACATCATCAGCAGCACCGCAGTATGGAACTACTGTACCAACTGGACTGAATAGTGTTGATCCTTGGGATGGTCTAGGGAGACTGTTTATAACAATCCCCTTCTTTTGAGCAGTAGCAACAAAAATAGGATGATATATTATAGTTTGATCTGCTGGTGAGTCGGGACTGATATAACCAGTTAAAGAATCTGATGCTGAAAGATAATAAACATACCCATTGGTCAGTCCAGTGTTACCATCGTCAACGGAAACGACCGAAGAACCGAAGTCTATTTCACCTTGATACACAATAACGAATGTGTTTTCAGCAACACTCTCAACAATACCAACTGTATTAGACCCCAATAAAGTCTGTGATGTCGCCCTTACGAATAATCCAGTATTACTGTCCCTACGAACGACCATTCCAGGCTCAAACCCGTGTGCCGTCTGTGAGATAGTATTACGAATTGAGCGACCATCACCCGCTCCACCGCCGCTACGAATAGTTAGTGCGCTATATGCCATCTAATTAGTCCTTTGTTACTCGACTATTTAGACAACAAATATGTCGAAATTTTTGCTCACCTATTCTGTTGCTCATTAAGTAAAGATTCTGTGGCAAACTTGAGATTTGCTTCAATTCTCTCTTTTTGATCGGAGGGAAATTTGTTATCATTAAGCAACTGAATAGAGGCTAGACGAGATTCACGATAATTCTCAGTCCAATACGAGGAAATTGCAAACTCATCCAGGATAGCCCAATCGTAAATTGATTGTCCTACAAACAAAGCCCCCTCAGGGTATCTGATCTTAAGTGCTTGTTTTGCAAACCGATATGCCTGATCCCATCGACAATAGTTGCGACATAGTCTTGCAGCAGCCCATAGGCTTTCTGCTCTCCAGGGAGCCACCTGATATGCCTGAAAATACATACGAATAATCTCATCAAATTCTTTCTTAAGAACTTCCATGAGTCTTCCCGCTTGATAGTATGAATAAAACACCTCTTCGTTCCATCCACCAAGTTCTGCTCTTTTCAGATAAGCGTCAAGTGACTTTTCCCATTGCTGCGAGTCACGGTATGACTGTGCAAGATAGAAATGATATCTATTAAAATCCTTTTCTTCTACTTTACCCGATTTAAGTGCATCTTCAAAAACAATAGCATCCTTTGCATATTTGTCGGGAGACTTAGATCGATTGCCATCTTGGATCGGGGTATTGATAAACCCCCGAACAAAATCTCTTGCTCCGATTTCATCAAGGCAGTCAACATACTCATGTAGTACTCCACGATAATAAAATCGTTTATGATTGCTCGTAAGTTGAGGACGATGATACTTTGTTTGACCGTAAATTGCAAATACATTGTAAAGATCGGCAGTCAAAGACTTCTTGAATTGAACAGGATCAAATCCTGGATCAAGTACAAGAATTTCATCTGCATCAATCATCAAAGAATAATCATATACAGTACTCTGTGCAAGTTCCAGTGCTTTACTTCGATTTGTTCCAAAGTCTACCCAAGGGATTTCATGCAATTCGCCAGGAATACCATTCCTGTCAAAGAAGTCTTTAATTTTTTGTTGTGTGCCATCAGTTGATCCTGTATCGACAATGACCCAATAATCGACTAAAGGCGCAACTGAAGAAAGACATCTCTCTATCACATGAGATTCGTCTTTAACAATCATACACAGCGTAATTGTATTTGTTTTTTTGCTTTGAACAATTTCGCCAGTCGAATCATTTAAATCCACAGTGTCAATAGTTGCACTTTCCATACTTAATCTCCATATTGAATTAATTACAATGGTCTTTGATATTTAGTGTGTCTGAATTATGATGTTAAAATATTTGACAAAAATTCGCCGTTTTTTTATTATGCATTCGTACAAGAATTTATGCAATTTTGAATTTTACGAATTAAGTCTTTAAGTTTATTCTTCTTATCATTATGTTGATTCGGGTGATTGTTTTCTAAGTAATTTGATATACACTCAATCCAATCTAATAAGGCTATTAAGTATGTTGCAGATAAATACTTACAATTACTTGATACTTCAGATGGACTGACTGGATATCCACCAGGAGCGAGTATAGGGTTGCCTTCTTCATCGAATGTGCCTCTATTTGGTTTAGGCGGAATAGTTGGTCCATCTCCACAAGATTCTCGCAATGAATCTAAATCTATTGGATCTATAGTATCAATTTCTATAGT